CTGTAACTGCAATCAAGGGCCGGGTCGACAAGGTCTTGCAGGATTCAACTAACGATATTTTAAAAAACAACGGAAAGCCCGGAAATGGCAAAGCCCCGGAACTCGGCGAAAGCGCGGTTAAAGAAATGGCAACACAGAAAAACGCTGCACATTCTATAACCGGCAAGCCGATAGGTGCGGCCCCATTACCAGGCGTAACCTATGGAGACAATAAAACATGAGAGTAACAACCGAAACCGGTGTTGCATTTAACCCGGTATTCCTTAGCATTTTGGAAGACATTCAGGGCGGCGTTACAATTGCCACTACTGAATTGCCGTCCAATGTTTACCGCTTACCGCGCGGCACTTTGCTGTCGACTACTGCAACCAGCAAAGTATACCAGCCGGTAAAGACAGGTAAAAGTATCAAAACCCAAACCGCCGCAACCAAAATTTATTTGGCGCGTGGCGAATCCCCATTGCTGTTTAAAGTTGGGGAATACATTGCAAAAGTTGGCGGAACAACTGGCTCTACTATTACCGTAATTGCAACGTCAACAAGCACCGTAGCAATTACAACCGGCACCGCTATCGGCGCACTGGCAACCGCAAGCCAGGTATTGGAAGTGGCCGCCGCTGGCGCAACCCTTAAAAAGTACACTGCAAGCGCGATTTTAAAGGATACCGTTACGGTTCGTGAAGATGATGGAACAACTCTTTATAACGTGTTTGGCAGTGCTGTAATTCGCGGGTCTGTTCGTGAATCTGCTTTGCCGTTCTCTGTTGAAGCAGCCGACAAGACCGGATTAACTGCGCGTCTGCGCTTTGAATAAGAAAGGAGCGAATTACAATGGAACAAAGCAGATTGTTTAACTCGTTGTCGAAAAAAGATATTGAGGTTTATCTTACTAACCGGCAATACGATACTTTTTTCTGGTCTAATTTTTTAGACTTTAAACGCAAACTTACATTCACCATTGAAACCCTGATCGGCACGGAAGGCAATCATGTTGCGGCTGATATTGTCGCCTATGATTCCAGCGCACCGGAAAAGAAACGTCCGGCGACAAACCGGCAAATTACCGAAGCGGTTGCGATTCGTGTTAAACGCAGAATGACTGAAACCGATTTGAACGAATATTTCCAATTAATGAACCTGGCAGATTCTACATCAAAGCGGGATGCAATTCAGATCGTGTTTAACGACATTGATTTTGTAGTCAACTCGGTAATGGCCCGGTTGGAATGGATGACTTTCCAGATGTTGTCTTATGGCAGCATAACTTTAACCACAACCAACAACGCTGGAGTTGTAACCCCGGTTGCTGTTGATTACGGTCTGCCTGCGACAAACAAAGAACATATCGGGTCTTCAGGCGGAACGGCGGCGGCAACCCATTATTGGACGGCTGCTGTAAAGACCACGAACGACCCGATTACCGACATTATTTCGATTGTAAATGAAGCGGCTGGCTATGGCGTGAAATTGCGTTATATGGTAATGGATTACAGTAAATGGTTATCTTTCCAGCAATCTACCGCCGTACAGAATTTCTGCAGGACTTACATAATTGACGGTACGGCTTACAGAAGTGCGCCGTCCCTGGCTGTTGTTAACCAGGTGTTATCCGCACAAGGCTTGCCGACAATCATACCGATTAATCAGCGCGTAACGATTGAAAATGCGGCTCACGTACAAACCAGCACAAATCCCTGGTATCATGCAAAATATGTAACCTTCCTTGAAGACCTGAAAATTGGCAACATGTATTTTGTCAAAACTGCTGAGGAACAGGCCCCGGTAAAGAACGTTGAATACTTTATGAAGAACAATATCCTCGTAAGTAAATTCCGCGATACCGACCCGGTAAGCGAAGTTACCGTTGGCTTGATGAACGCAATCCCGGCATGGCCGTCAATTAACCGCGCCTGGATTTTAAACACTGAATCTCATTCCAGCTATTAAGGTGTAATATGACAAATCTGCAAGCGTTTAAATCCATGATCGAGTTCTCGTACACAAACGATAATTTGTTCTCGAAGATATTACTCGACAGAGGGATTACCGATTCTGGAACTTATGCCGCAACGGACGCGGAGAGTCTGGACTATGCGCTTGCAGATTTATATTTATACCTTGCTCAACACCCGGACATAACCGAAGGCAAGTTGTCGATCAAATGGAACCCCGCCGCGCTATTAGATGCCAGGCGGGATTTATTTGCCAAGTATGGTACACGACCGCCGGAGGAATTGAACGGGAAAGTGCTTGATGGGACGCGGATATGGTAAACAGATTCCCAAATACAGCAACGCTTATTTATGTAACGCAGCCGACCCTAAATACTTTAGGGTATCCGGTTGCAGGTACAACTAACTCGCTGTCTGTATATTGTGCGATGCAACCGAACAATGCAGGGTTAACTGTTAGCCAGGATGGAACCGAAAGACGCTACCAATATGACATGATAACCCCATTGATTACCGCAAGCATACCGACAAGTGCTGTGTTGAAAGTGAGATATTCAGGGCAGGAATTGCCTGTTTTGCAAAGGTTCACATGGCAATATCACGAGGAGTTAAAAGTTGGCTAATCAAAGTTTAATTCCAATGTTTACCATTGCCGATATTGCAAAAAGGATTGATGAATTTGCAGAGGCCAAAGTACAAAAATCTATTGAAACGCTTCACTATGTAGGCGAAGAGTTTGTAAATAAAGCCCGGTCAAATCGAACATACAAAGACCAGACAGGAAATCTGCGTTCATCTATTGGATATGTGGTATTGTTTAACGGTAAAAGCCGGGATTTGTTTGCTGTTTCGGCTGAAAAAGACGACAATGCTGCTGGAATGAAACAGGCAAGGAAATTCGCAAAAGAAATAGGACAACAATTCAATCAAGGATTGGTTTTAGTGGTATTTGCTGGAATGGAATACGCCGCCGCTGTTGAATCACTCGATTATGATGTAATTACAGGATCACAACCAATGGCGGCAAGCCTTTTAGCTGAATTTAAACGAGAATTGCAATGAAAACTACCTTTGATGTTTTAGATATTCTTTACCCGATAGTTAATGTTGCATCTGTAACGACATTGATTAATGGCAAGGTCTATCGGACGGCAAAGCCGCCAAACAGAACAGTTAAAGATATAGTTGTATTTGCATTGCCGATATTAAACGATGATAAAGTTGTAATACAGGAGTGTCCTGTTGTTATCAATTGCTATGCTCCAAATGTTGCAGACCAACCGGATGAAAGTTCAATTTCAACTATTACAAAAATGGTAACTAAAAAGCTGGAAGCGTATTCCAGTGGCAGTACTTATTACGACATACAAATAACATCACAAACAATATTTCAAGACCCTGACGCGCCGTCAATGAGTTACGGCTCGATAAGGGCGGATATAACTATTCAGGGAGAATAATTATGAGTGTATACAGACTGCTTGCGCTGGACTCGATAGCTTACGGTACAATGCGATTGACCGGCGGCGGGATGCCAACGACATTAACAACGATAAAAAAAATTGTACCAGGTTCGGCATTTATCGCACTGGAAGCCCCGACTGCTACTGATTTTCCAGTCGAAGATGCTGATTACCCGGACATGAGTACATCGGAACCAGGCGCCAAAGGTATTGAATTTGCGACTTACGACATGATGCCAGCCAATTTCTATCTAGGCATGGGCGGCACTACAGGCGTAACCGTGTGGAAAGCCCCCAATACTCCGCTTGGACTTAATCAAAAATCGGTTCGGTGTAAATCCAAAACCGTAAACGGGAAATACCTGCTGATTGATATGGTAAACGTTTCCCTGTTCGCCGGTGCAGATTTACAGTTGAGCAAAACACAGCCAGGTTCGATCGGGTTTGTTGGCAAGATTAACTTGCCGATTGCACTTGCAACCGACAGCCCGGTTAAAATTACTTATGTATAATAACAAGGCCCGGTTCGCCGGGCTTTAAATTTTAAAGGAATATAATGGAAAAACCAAACATTTCAGAAGCGGTTTTACAGACCGGCACGGAAATAGAGATTGAAATTGCAAATCCGGGACTTTGGCATAAACTCGGATTGAAAAAGACTGTTCACAGATTTGTCATTAAGCCAATATATTCCGGGTCATTGCTGGAAATTTGCCGGTTGCTGGAAAAAATTGATTTTCAGGAAATCGACAAATTGAATGTTGAGGGGGAGAACACCCTTGCCAATGTTTTGAAAGTGATGTCAAAAAACATAATTGAAAATACGGACAAACTCAATCAGATATTGGCATGGGGTATTTTTAACCAGAGAGTTATAACCGTAAAAGACAAGCTAAAAATGAAATGGCTTGTCAGGTTAATTAACGACAACCTGGATAATGCGGAGCGCGTCCGATTACTGAATGTAATAATCCAGCACATGGGAACGCAACATTTTTTAGCACTTATGGTCTCAATCAAGGGAATGAACCTGATCGAGACCGAACAAACATCTGGCGAATTATCGGCGGATGCCACAGCCATTTCCACCTTGACCGAGACGCTATAATGTGGGGTTATAGCTGGCAAAACCTAATGATGTTAATGGCAAGCATACCAAGTATGACCGATGAAAAAAAAGATAATAAATATGAAGTTATAGATAATCTGGATGAATTTGCGGGAATGTTTAAATAATGGAAAAACCAAAATTAACAATTGCTATGATCGTAAAGAACGAGGAAAAGAATCTGCAAAGATGCCTTGACTCGTTCTTGCCGATAATAAACATGAAAGACGATACGACTTTGCAACCGCTTGTGGAATTGATAATTATTGACACCGGCTCTACCGACCGCACGGTAAATGTTGCAAAGAAATTCACAGACAAGGTATTTATAAAAGAGTTTGTCCCCTGGTCGTTTGCAGATGCCCGGAATTACGGAATTGAAATGGCGACAGGCAAAAAGATTTTTATTCTTGATGCGGACGAAGTTCTCCCGCAAAAATGTGTATATCCTTTCATGGACTTGGTTGTTAATCCTGAATACGATAAGTGGCCGTCAATATTTTTATGGCTGCGGAACATCTATAATAAACAGGGACATTATAACCAAATGCGGCAACCGCGAATATTTGCCAATGACGGCACGTTTAAATATGAGGGCCACGTACATCACAAGCCAGTGCATAAAGAACCTTACTTTTGGGCGTCCGATACAATCTGGCTTGATCATTTCGGATATTTGTTCAAGGACAATCAGGAACTTGCAAAACAAAAATTTGACCGCTCTTACCCGATGTTGATAGAGAACTATAACAACGATCCACACGACACTCATGCCTTGACGCACTTGGTAAAAACTGCCAAGATCGGAGAAAAATGGGAAGAGGCTATTAAGTTCGGCGAACAGTGGATT